TACCCCGAAAGAGGTGGACTCTGAGTCGAGTATTTATAATCCTGCCGATCTCGATTCCAATGTAGAGAAGCTCACAGAGTGGGCGGCCGAACCATCGATCGCAGATATTAAAGGCGATCTGGAATATGCCCGCCAGGAAAACACAGACCAGAAGGGCAACGTCGATGGTTGGTTAAACCTCCGTAATGCCACTGGTCCTGAGTCTGGAGCCAAGTCAAAGACTGTTGGACGCTCCCGTGTACAGCCAAAGCTGATCCGGAAACACAATGAATGGCGTTACCCTGCCATGTCAGAGCCGTTTCTGAACAGCGATCGGATGTTCAACATTGAACCCCGGACATTTGAAGACAAGCCAGCGGCAGAACAAAACCAGACGATTTTGAACTGGCAGTTTGATACCAAGCTCAACAAAGTTGAATTCATTGATCGGTACGTTCGAAAGACTGTTGATGAGGGAACTTGTGTTGTTCGTGTTGGTTGGGAACGAAAGACCGAGAAGGTCAAAGTTGAGAAGCCAGTTTATGAATACACCCTCATGGAGATGGGTGATGAAGAAGGCATGGCACTCCTAGCTCAGGCAACTGAGATGGCACAGGGTGATCCTGCTGCATGGGAAGCGGACGTGTCCATTCCTGATGAGCTGCGTGCAGCTGTGGAATTCGGTCTTGAGAACCAGGAGATGGTTACTGCTGAAGTTGTCTCCATGGAAACTGTCACTGAAGACAAGATCACATTCAACCAGCCGTCTCTCAAAGTCGTCGACGTTGCAAACTTCTTCATTGATCCGTCGTGTGATGGTGAGTGGGAAGATGCACAGTTCATGGTCTACACTTATGAGTCGACGAAGTCGGACCTCACAAAGCGTAAGATCTACAAGAACCTGGACAAAGTGAACTGGGGCGCCAACCAGATCAAAGCACAGGTCGGTGATCCAGACCACGAAACAACCACACCACTCAACGACGGACGCATCAACCAGGACAAGGCAAAAGTCCTGGTCTATGAATACTGGGGCCTGTGGGACATCCACAAAGATGGTGTCATGGTTCCAATCGTTGTGACCTTCATCGGTGACACTGTCATCCAGATGACTGAGAACCCTTTCCCTGATCGGGAGCCTCCATTCGTCGTTGTGCCATACATGCCTATCGCTGGTTCAGTCTGGGGAGAAGCAGATGCTTCCCTTCTTCAGGATAACCAACGTGTTCTGGGTGCGGTAACCCGCGGAACTATCGATCTTTTGGGACGATCGGCTAATGCACAGTCGGGATATGCCAAAGGATTCCTGGATCCCGTAAACCGTAAACGATTCGTCCAAGGTGAGGATTTTGAGTACAATCCAAACTCTGATCCACGGGTCGCAATACAACAACTGCAATATCCGGATATTCCGCAATCTGCGCTGACAATGATGCAGTTACAGAATGCTGAGGCCGAAGGGCTCTCTGGAGTCAAATCCTTCTCAGGCGGAATATCCGGGGAAGCTTACGGTAAGGTTGCGAGCAATGCTCGATCAGCTTTGGATGCGGCCGGCCAACGTGAGATGAGTATTCTCCGTCGACTGGCTGAAGGCATGAAACTCATCGGCAAGAAGATCATGTCGATGAATGCCTTCTTCCTGGAAGAAGTTGAAATCGTTCGGGTAACCAACAAAGAGTTCGTCAAGATTCGTCGTGAAGACCTTGCAGGGGACTTCGACCTGTTAATCGATATCTCCACAGCTCAGGTTGATGAGCAGAAATCTCAAGACCTCGGGATGATGCTTCAGACGATCGGTCCAGATATGGACCCAGGTCTCCGTGGGATTATCCTCGGTGAGATTGCTGACTTGAAGCGTATGCCACACCTGGCTGAACAGATTCGTTCTTATGTACCACCACCTGATCCAATGGCAGAACAGATGCACCAGATGGAGATGGATCTCAAAGCTGCTGATATTGAGTTGGTCAAAGCCAAAGCTGCTGAGGCATATGCTTCTGCTGAGAACAAAGCTCTCGATACAGAACTTGAGTCAACTGGTGCCAAGCATCAGCGTGCAGTTGAGAATGCTGGAGCTCAGGCTCGTGGTAACCGAGATCTTGAAGTCACCAAAGGTCTTCTCAAAGGTGAAACACCTGCTGGGATGATTGAGGCGGCCGTCGGATACAACAAACTGATCGAAGAGTCTGATCGGGTTCAAGCACAGACACCAACAGCCCCTGTTGGTCGTCCTCCAGAGCCTGATCCAACTCTTCAGATGGCTCCACTCCAGAGCGCACAACCACAACCCCTTGCTTTACCTCAGTAAAGCAGGGTACTACCTCGACCCACACACTGAAACACATCAACCACAAAGGACGTGGCAATGAACATTTATGACGACGAACAAGACGACGAGGGCGTAGCCGCTCTCACACATGAGCAATATCAGGAGTACAAAGCATCCTGTGAAGGGCTCGTTGAGCAAGCTAAGAAAGCTGCCAAACTCTCAGAAAACCAAGAATTCAAAGACATCGTGATGGATGCCTATTTTGACCAAGAGCCAAAGCGTCTTGCTGGTTTGATGGCTACCGGGCGCCTGAGTGAGAAGCAATTCGAAGACTGTGCTTCTGATCTTCGTTCTATTGGTTCACTCCGGACCTTCCTTCAGGATTTCATCCAGAAGGGTAATATCGCTCAAGGTGAGTTGGAGAACCTGGAGCAGGCTTGGAATGAAGCTATCCTGGCTGAGAACACCGTCGAGGAGATGGTCTAATGGCTGATGAAAAAGATGAAGTGCTCGACATCGACTCGATGAGCGATGAAGAGTTCATGAAACTTGATCCATCTCAAATGCAGGAAGTTGCTGTTCAGGAAGAGGAACCACCAGTTGTTGACCCAGAACCTGAGACTGAACAGACTCCTGAATCTGAAACTGTGGTTGAAGAGCCTGTTGTTGAAGCTGAAGATGAACAGCCAGTCTCCGTCGAAGAAGAGCCGGCCCCAGAAGCAGTGGTTGAAGAAGAACCACCAGTGGAGTCTGCAAATCCAGACCCACACAAAGCCGCTGAAACTCCAAAAGCAGAGGCTGATAAACCAGCAGCAAAGGATAAAGCGGGTGAAACAGCAGAGAAAGCAGGGGAGAAAGAAGAGCCTGTAGATACAAATGTAGCTACGGACTTTTTCAAGAAAGTCTCTGCTCCATTCAAAGCTGATGGTCGAGAGGTGACAGTGAAGTCGCCTGAAGATGCAATTCGTCTTATGCAGATGGGTGTGAACTATTCCCGTCGTATGGAAGAGATGAAGCCTCTACGTGCTCAAGATCAAATGTTGAAAGACAATGGGCTCAATGATGCGGCGAAGTTGAACTTTCTGATTGACCTGTCGAAGGGTAACCCAGAAGCGATCATACAACTTCTCCTGGATCACAAAATTGATCCTATCGACATCGACACAACTGATACGAAGACACCTTATAAGGCCACCAACTATGAAGGTGACCCAAAAGATATTGCATTTGATGATGCGATCAAAACAACTATGTCGTCCGACGGAGGCCGAGAGTTGATTGCAGATATTAACAAAGAATGGGATCCGGTTTCGATAGAAGCACTGCGAGATCAACCCACTATCTTTCAAAATATACTTGCACAAAAGTCTTCGGGAGTTTATTCGAAGATTAAGACGGAGTTGGAATACCAGCGGACGATGGGTTTTTTAACCGATGTTCCCTTCCTCCAAGCCTACCATCAGGTAGGTGAGGCGATGCAAAAAGCTAAGGTGTTCGACCCCAAACCAGAAGCCCAACCTGCTAAAGTTGTAGTAGGCACTGGCACCCGGAAGCCTGCTCCCAAGCCGACGACTGAGCAAGCCACTCCAAACGTCTCATCGGCAACCCCACCCCGATCCGTACCGTCAAATGGCGGCGGACAACCAGAAATTGATTATGCGACCCTGTCTGATGAGGATTTCATGAAATTGGCTCCTCCAGGTTAAGTTGCAGGTCTTCATGAGAAGTTAGGAAAAACATCATGGCTCAACTTTATAATGCTCCTCCGGGTTCGCCGTCTGATATCGGCGCTCAGTTTAACACCCACTACTGGGATCGTCGGTCTTTGATCGACGCTGCCGAGCAAATGTTCTTCAGCCCTCTGGCTGATGCGCGTTCGATGCCAATGCACTACGGCAAAGAGCTCAAAGTTTACTACTACGTCCCACTCTTGGACGAACGCAACGTCAACGACCAAGGTCTTGATGCTGCCGGTGTTGTTGTTGCAAGCGGCGTCAACATGTACGGTGGTTCGAAAGATGTTGGTTTGATCTCCAGCAAAATGCCAACTTTGACTGAAGAAGGTGGTCGGGTTAACCGCGTTGGTTTCACCCGTCTTGAGCGTTCCGGCACACTGGCCGAGCACGGTTTCTTCACTGAATTCTCGGATGACATGATGACCTTCGACACGGACTCTGACCTTTACGGTCACATGTCCCGCGAGATGGTTGCCGGTGCAAACGAGATCACTGAAGACCTTCTGCAAATCGACCTTCTGTCCAATGCCGGTACTGTTGTATTCTCCGGTGTTGCTACCCAGGACAGTGAGATCACAGGTGAAGGCGCCAACCCATCGGTTGTCACCTACATGGACCTGAAGAAGCTTTCGATTGTCCTCGACGACAACCGGACGCCAAAGAACACGAAGATCATCAAAGGTTCTACGATGACCGACACAATGACCGTGAATGCTTCGCGCATCATGTACATTGGTTCTGAGCTTCAGATCACTGTTGAGAACATGGTCGACGATCTGTCGAACCCAGCGTTCACTCCGGTTCGTAAGTATGCTGACGCTGCTACGATTCTGAATGGCGAAATTGGTTCGGTTGGTGACTTCCGTATCGTCGTTGTTCCGAACATGATGAACTGGGAATCTGCTGGTGCAGCTGAAACAGGTGCAAACCTGGGTTACTCTGCAACTGCTGCTGCATACAACATCTTCCCGATGTTGGTTGTTGGTGATGGTTCCTTCGCTACTGTTGGCCTGCAAGGGTCTGGCAAAAAAGGTGCCAAGCAGAAGTTCAAGATCATCGTCAGGAAGCCTGGTAAGGAAATGGCCACTGTGCAGGATCCTTATGGTAAGATTGGTTTCAGCTCGATCACGTTCTACCATGGCTTCATCGCCCTGCGTCCAGAACGTCTTGCTGTAGTCAAGACTGTCGCTGCTGAGTAATCAGCCTTGAGGAAGGGGGGCTAACGCCCCCCTTCTTTTTCTTTAAAAACAACTCAAATGAGAGAAACCCCAATGAACATCAGTACACTCGCAACCGATGAAGCCATCGAGGCTGTCACGGCAATGGAAACTGTGGAAGAACTTCGTGAAGCTGCACAATCCATGAATCTTAGTTTCTCCGGTAACACCGGTGAAGGAACACTCAGGAAGAAAATTATGGATGCTTTGAACACTCAAGAAGACGCTGAATTACCGGACTTGGGCGGCGAAGATGTAAATCTCGACGAAATCCAAGACACTGCTGGGCCGGCCAACAAAGGACCGTCCTTGGAAGAAATCCTTGAGATGGACCCAAACCAAATCACTGACAAACAACTGCTTCGCCAGGTTGTCCGTGCAAAAGCTCTTCGTCTTCACCGTGTAAAGGTCTCAAACCTGGATCCCAGTGATTCACAGTTGAGTGGTGCGATCGTGACTTGTGTGAACAAGTTCACTGGTAAAGTCGCCAAGTACATCCCATTTGGTGATGAAGAAGCCCCGAACGGATATCACATCCCTGAGATCCTGTTGAACCAACTGAAGAATCAGAAGTTTGCTCTTCGCAAAGAAATCAAAGGCGGCGCCTTTGGTGTGAAGAAATACAAGACCACGATGATTCCAAAGTTCAGCATTGAGGAACTTCCGATGTTGACCAAGAAAGAGCTTGAAGACCTCGCTGCTCACCAGCGTGCTTCACACTCTATCGACAACTAAGAGGTTTCCCTGTTAAGCACAGGGTGAACAAACATTGAGAGAGGAATTGAGTAAATGGCCGCACTTGACACAGCCTGCCTAGCAGACGGGGTTGCGAACCAACTCTTTACCTCTCTCACCTCGGATGCTCCTACGCCTCCGACGGTGGACCTCTCTGGTGCGTTATACACATTCACACCTGATACGACCTCAGCATTATATGCCGACATCAACGCAGTCACTCTGGAAGAGCTGACAGAGAAAGACCTGGCTGGCGCCGGTGTCTTTGATACTCTGATGGCCACCGTTGATCTGCACATCCAACGAGAATTTAAAGGGAACCGGATCACCGGGGACCAGTATGCAGAAGTCTATACACAGGTCATGACTGCTGTCTTGGGTCAGTCTGTGAGTTTCCTGTTGCAGAAGGATCAGGCTAAATGGTCCGCAATTAAAGCTCAGATGGATGCCCGTATTGCTGAGATTGCAGCAACGGAAGCTTTGATCAACCTGGAACGTACAAAGGTCGAGACCCAAAAAGCAATCTTTGACATGCAGAATTCAGGTGCTGAATACGCTCTGACGAAGATGAGGATCGCAAATGCTGATATTGATTACTGCCTGACAGAGGCACAGCGTGACTCTGAGGTGTACAAGCGTAACTGGCTCCTGCCGGCCGAGTTGTCCCTCCAAGAGTACCAACGGAACAACATGATGCCGATTGAGTATGCTGCAAAGCAGGTTACTGCTGATCGGCTTCTCCCTGCACAAGCTTCGATCGCTGAGTTTGAAAACAGGGTTCTCCAGCCAATTCAAGAAGGCACCGCGAACTTCAACCTAGAACAGACGTTGGTCACCCAACAAGCTGCTGCTGAATACCAACTGGATAACCTGCTGCCTGTGCAGCTGGGTAAAGAACAGCATTTGTTGAACTTCCAGTTGCCGGCACAAACCAATCTTCTCAACGAGCAGAAAGAAACTGCTCGGGCGAACACATTGGATGTCCGGTCGGATGCTCTTACTCCGATCACTGGTTCAGTTGGAAAACAGAAAGACCTGTACACACAGCAGATTGATTCATTCGTCAAGGATTCCCAGTACAAGACTGGTAAAATGTACCTTGATGGTTGGATCACTCAGAAAACCTTGGATGAGAACCTTGCAGCTCCAACAGAGCTGGGTGTCTCATCGGTCAGTGCAGTTCTTGCGAGCCTACGTTCGAATAACGCATTGTAAAGGAGAACCACTGTGGGTCTCTTTGGTAGCAAGAAGATTTACGTCTCGTCCTCAGTCTATAACCTGGCTGGAGACGAGGCGGATCGTCCCAACTTCCTAAAATCATCACTCTTCAGTGCGGTAATGAATCCGTATGAAACATTCCTTGGAGAGTCGATTGTCAGAAATTACCTGACTGGTCCGGGCATTACGCAACGGTCCTTCTTCAATTGGGCTGTCCGAAACGACATTGCAGGGATCCCAACATTGACTGTTCGGAATGCTGTCACTGTCGATCCAACTGTTGTGGCGCCGTACATCCCGCTTGCTGGGACACCTGTCGGTTTAGCGACCGTCATTCAGACTTCTGAGTTGACCGACGGAGACTATACAATTTGGGCAGAGCAATACATTTTGGCCAACAATCCAACGGAGAACGGAACAGAGTGGGCTGCCGACTACGATTCGGATCTTCACCAGATCAACATCCAATACGAGGGTGGTGGTACTGTATCATTCCCCGCGGGAACGTTTGACAAAGACAAGCAGTACGTTGTGGCCAGATACTATCAGATTCTGCCTGCTGAGGTTCAGTCCTTGGTTGTTGGTGCTGTGACACTCGATGTGTTGACCCCTCCGTCGACAGCTGGGTACTCACTTGATGCTACAGCGAACCAGACAGCAGAGGGACCATATACCCTCAATCAGACTGTGACGGAGACCAAGTCATACGACAATGGTGATCCTGATATCGTGACCGTTACAAACCCTGTAACAAGTGGTCTGATGTGGGATCCAATCCTTCGTACATATGGGCGGATTGATTATCTTGGTGGGGATGGGGCCTCGGGAGAGACGATCAGCCAAGAGAGATGGATGTACCAAACAGAGAACCGAGAGGTTACGATCGATAATGTTGGTGAAACAACTTTTGTGGTAAACCCAAATGTTCCTGTTCCAGGGGTGACAGAAACAGTCACCACCAACACTGCTGGAGATTTCCTCACAGCAATCTATGACTGGAGTGAAGACACACAGGACACGATCCTGGAGAAGATTTATGTGACTCCTCAGATTTGGATTTACGAGGTTGGAACTGGCAATGCGACATTGGATGCTTTGGTAGTTGAAGCAACACCTACCCTGACTCCAGAATACTATCCATTCTTGCCAGTCAGATTGAACAACGTGTCGATCATGGATGCTGGATATGCCACTCTCTTTGCAGAGACAAAGAAAGCCTACCGGAAAGCAACCAAAGGGCAGAACATTGAAGGGGTTGTTGAAGAAGTTGAGGCCAACCCAGATATTGGAGACATCGATTATTCCTATATCCAGTGGGGCGTTTCGGTGAATGTCATTGATGAATCATGCAAAAAATATCTGTATGAGTTCTTCAAGAATCAGATTCCAAGGCAGAATACTTCCCCTGCAACCATCGTTGCATTGAAAGCAAACATAGCAGCCTATGATACTTTGGTTGCAGATCATACAGCTTGGGTTGAGGCACAGGATAACCCACTTGATCCTTTATGGGGAACAGCCAAACCTGGCGTTCCTGCTCTGGGAGATCCAGAGTCGACAACGATTCGTCTGATTTCAGATCACCCAAGTTTAGGCGGGTTTGATAACCGATACACCTGGGTCAACATCAATGAGACCAATGAGACAGGTGTTGGTAAAGTTGGGGCTGTCCAGGGTGATATTTGGTTTGAAGATGGGGAGACTCTCACTTGGGAAGTTGTTTCTGGTGGTGGAGTGTTGCTGTTTCCTTCTTTTTTGAAGACGACAAAGACTCTTAATGAGCTGATCTTGTTCAAACAAACCAGTGCAAACACATACACCAGGATGTCCATCTACGGGATGGTTCATGAGAACTTCATCTATGGTGGGAAGTCTGTACGGACAACTCTGAAAGAGGGTGTCGATGATGCTGAGGCTTCGGTGTTTATTGTGCCTCTCCATGCTCCGACGGTGAAAAGTCTGGGGATCAAAGATTTCACACAGATGGCCACGGCCAATACATGGATTACTTTCAACAGCTATCTGGTTGTGAAGAAGAAGTGGTATCAGACGTTCCTTGGGATGTTGCTGATCATCATTGCTATTGTTGTGATCTCTGTTCTGATCTCTCCAGCGGCCGTAGGCGGTGCAACTGGTGCATTGGGAACAAACGCCACGGTTGGTGCTGGATTGGGCTTTGCCGCAGGTAGTACAGCAGCAATTGTAGCCGGCGCCGTAACAAATGCGATCGCTGCGATCATAATCTCACGAGCTATCACAGAAGTATCGACTGATATCTTCGGTGAAAAGTGGGGCTCGATCATTGGAGCGATCGCAGGTTTTGCAGTCAACTACGGGATCTCGAACGGATTCGACAGTTTCACCATGAGTGATCTATTGCAGCCTGAGCAACTTTTGAAGTTCAGCTCGGCCATAGCCAACGGATATTCTGGTATGGTTCAAGCTGAGATTTCAGACGTTATGGGTCTTATGACAGAAAACCAGGAAGAATATGACAGAGCAACTTCCAGTATCGAAGAACTCATGCGGAGTCAGGGCCTATTAAATGACTTGGCATTTAACCCCATGAGCCTTACAGATAGCGTAGAAGGCAATGGTTCTGGGTCTTATACTCCTGAGCTACTAGACGAGTTTATCAACAGAACCACCATGACTGGTGGGGATATTGTGGATGTCACCCTTTCTATGGTATCCAATTATGGAGACCTTCAACTTTCCCTGCCACGGAGATAACTATGCAAAACGGATATAACGGATTACTTCCTGAGATTCCCGGAATCTCTAATGCTGGAGCAGATGCTGCTGTCGCTGGCTCTGGTCAGCAAGGTGGTTTTAGTCTTTGGGGAAACCAGTCGACAATTGAAGGTGTGGATGGTGTAAAAACCACAACCGGAAATCCTGGTCTCTTCGGAAAAGGTGGCTTGGCTCAGACGGGTATTGCCGCCATTGGTACTCTTGGTTCACTCTGGAGTAGCTTCCAGCAGAACAAGATTGCGAAGAAGTCCCTGGCTCTTCAAGAGCGGACCTTCGAAACCAACCTTGGGAACCAAACGAAGACGTACAACACAGAGCTCGAAGATCGTATTCGGACTCGTTATGCCTCAGAAGGCCGAGACTCATCGGAAGCTGATGCGTATGTCGAAAAGAACAAACTGTAAGGAATTCATCCCATGGCTCGACTTTCTATTGAACAGATCAAGGCTCCGAATCTATCGGTTGCCTCTCAAGCTACAGCTCGGGCTGGGGAATCCTTTCAACAAGGCATCTCCAACGCAGCCGGCCTTCTAAAACAATACCAAGAGGGCCAAGAAGCTCAAGGTGATGCCGAACTGACAAACCTCTTGGCAGGGGCAAAGACTGAAGAAGAATGGAATCAGAAGGTTGGTTCTCTCGATTTCAACTCGATGAACATCTCTGATCGTATGCGTAATGAGTTGATCAACCGTCGGGATAACATCCTGGGGTATGAGAAACAGCGTGCTGATACTGGACTGGTCGGAGCCAACACAGCTGGGGTGAATGCACGAACTGCTTCAACTCAGGCTGCCACCGGTCGTGCAAATACTGATCATGCAAATCAGCTTGAAGATCGGGAGTATGATCTTCTTCGTCGTGATGAGCAAAGTGCTCAAGCTATATTGGCGTACAACGCTGCAAAAGAGAACACCACACTTGGGGATGCAGATCCTGTTCCTTCGAGTTCACCTGTTGGACCAAATGGCCCACAGGTTCCTGTCCAAGGCCAACCCGTGAATGCAGGTGGTTCTCTTGCTAACCGACCAGCTCAAGCTGCTCTTGAAGCTCACCTTGCAAGTCGACAAACCCTAACACCTAGTGAGGCTTTGGGTTCTTTCGACACTCAGTATAACTATGCTGCAAACGGTGAAGTTGGAGTCACTGCTGCTGAAGTGAAGCAGAATGATGAGAACATGGCTCAAGTCATATTGGATCTTTCTAATACCCAAGTTGATCCAACTGAAGCAGTTATGCTTGGTAACAAAAACATTCCTGGTAAAACTGCAAAAGAACAACTTGCGAACAAAGCCAAGCTTCTAGCTGAGACCGGTGATGGTGGTGCTCTGAGTGCTGCTCGACTCGGACTTGGTCTGACAGGTGCTCCCCCAGATTCTATTGGAACCGCAGATACAACTCTGGCAGATATCAAAGAAGAACAGTCAAGAGACCCATATAAAGTCGCTATGAGTGCAGCTGCAACATACCAAGAGAACCCTGCTGGCATGATGACAGATGCTTTGGAAGGGCTTGGAGTTTCTGCCAAGCCTTCAGATATTGAGTCTGCAATCAACGCTTTGGCAACCAGTGAAGGCATCAGTCGGGCAGAAGCTGCTTACTCATATGCTCGTGCTGCTGAAACTGAGAGCCGCCTTGGTCGTCGTCTATCGATCGGTGGTGACAATCTCAGCAACAAAGAAGCGGCAAAGTTTGCTCGTGAGCATTTCTCTTCTGATGGTGCTGCAAAGTCTCGTGCTGCTCTGGCTGATGATGCAAGAAAAGCAAAGGTAATCAACGATACCACAGCAAAGTTGGGTCGAATCTCTAAAAAGATTCAAAGGCTTCAAGGCAACGGTGATACTGTTCCCAATCAACTACTCGTCGACCAAGCTGCTTTGGTAGCTGAAGTTGATGGGTTGTATGATAAATGGGGAAATAAAGGTCAGCCAGCTGGTCCTCTAGGTGGTCGACCTGCTGTTACTGCCCCTGCTCCAGGTATCGGTGCTCAACGACGCTCGAACCGCTAAACAACTTAACAGGACTGGTGTTTATGCTCCAGTCCTGTAAAGAAGGGGAAACCAGACCAAGGATCCAATAAATGGCTGAAGAGTACACCCCTATTTTTGATGAGAATGCTGCCCGCAGAATGGTTGTGGCCGGCAATGAGGGAAATGAACTTGCGAACGAAGAGTTCACTCAGGATATTGAAACAGCTCCCTACGGATACCTCGTCAATAAATACGGAAAAGATGTAGCCGACAGCCGTGATCTATACACGCAACAGCGTGCTGAAGTTAACCGCATCGACAATCGTGAACGTGATCTTGGCCAAGTAGCCGGGGACACTGCTCTTGCTGCTGGTTCAGGATTTGTTGGTACTGTTGGTTCCGTCGTTGGTCTCGGGATCGGTGTGGTTGGTAAGGGTGTAGAGAAGGTCACCGGTGACACGAGTGTATCGGAGTACGCTACAAATTACTCAGCCACTGCTGCGAAACTCACAGAAGCAATGAACAACCTGAAGTCCAGGGAATTACTGGATCGTCAAGGTGTATCAGGTGTTGAGGGTGCTCTCGATGCTGAGGACAACCAAGCCCAATACGAGAGAGATACTGCCGGCCGAGAACCAGCGTTGATGGATGACCTCCGTTGGTTGGGTCGTGGAGCACTGAACAACACTGGACGAGTTATCTCTGAAGGTGCAGTTGCTGGAGATGTGATTGCTCAGGGACTTGGTTCCCTTGGTCCTTCTGCAAAGATTGCCTCTGCTGCTTCAAACTTGGTCACAAAGAGTGCATCATTTAATGCAGCGAAGATCGCCAACCAGATTGCACCTACCCAAGGGACTCGATTCCTGGCTGCCGGTGCTGATCAGGCTCAACGTGCAGCGGTTGCTGCTGGTGTTGGTCTTGCTGAGGGTGCAGGTGTATATACACAAACTGTCAATGAGATCCTGGGGAAAACCCATGGTGAGTTGATGGCTGGTCCATCCGAGTACAAAGACCTGATCGCAAACAACGTAGACCCAGATGATGCAAAGGCACAAATTGCTGCCAATGCAGGACTTGGAGCTTTCGGTCGTCAGTTCCCACAAGCTATGGCTTTGGGCCTGATCACAGGTAAGTTTGAAGCTGCACCAATTGCCTCCTTCAAAGGAGCTGGCATTATTGGAACAGCTCGTGCTGTCGGAGCCCAGACCCTGGAAGAAGGTGGACAAGGTGCCACTGGTCAATTCAACACAAACATTGCTGTCCGTGATTATGTCGATCCGAACCAAGGTTTAGGTGAAGGCGTTGGACAAGCGTTCGCTGAAGGTGCCATTGCAGGTGCTGGTATGAGTGGGGTTCTTGCAGTTCCAAATGCAGCTGCCTCTGCTCCCGGCGCCATAAAAGATGTTGTAACCTCTCCTGCTGCTCAGAAACTCGCTGGAGCTGCTGTCTCAGGGGTTAAAGCTGCTGGTCGGGGTGCTCAGGCGGCTTCCCAGTCAAGAGCTGCTCAGGCTGTCGCTCCTGTGGCCAAGGCAGTTGCCTCGAAGACTGTTGTCCCTGCTGCTAAAGCTGTGGGACGTAAGGTTGAAGATTTCAACAACCGACCAGACAAGAAGATTCAGAGTCAGACCCTGGAAACCGCGGCTGCGGTTAAACAGTTGGCAACTGCTGAGTTGAATACTCCTCTCAGAGAGACTGGAGCTTTCAACGAAACCACGGCCGAGAATAAGGCTGCTGTTCAGAATATTGCACAAACACCCACTTCCGGTGCAGTTCCCTCCACATTCAGTGAGAACGTGAAGCCTGGTGGAACGGTTCTCGACAACGTGACTGGGATCATGACCTCGTTTGCATCGAAGGGTTTCAAGATCAAGCGCATGAGCGATAGCGATGTGCTCTATGCCTCACAGCAATTCAATGCTCTTCGTGACTCAACTCAGAAACTACCGGTTGCAATGCGGCCGAACGTGAAGAAGCTGATTGCTTCTCCTGATTTCAAAGCAGTCCAGGATCGGGCTGCCAAGATCAATCTGAATGAGAGCCAAAGTGCAGATGCAGAGATCACAGATCAGGTTGTTGCCGAGAGCACAGCGGTTGCGAAAACCAACCCAGTAAATGTGAACCCAGATGTGGTGAACAAAATTCTGGAGCAGGACGATCGCACTGACCTGACTGAAGAAGATGTCAGAGTTCTGACTGAAGCAAAGAACATCTCTCAGGCATTGAACACACGGATCGGTGATGTTGTTGAGTTCGTCAAAGAAGAGAACGTTGAGCTTCAAAGAATTGCAGACCAACGAGGGGACACACCAAACCTCAAGCCGTTGCCAACTGATCCTGTGACTCGTGATATTGCTGTTGGTTCAGACCTCACAGCAAAGGATGGGGTTCGTTCTGTTGCACAGTTTGTTGGTGATATCTTCAAAGGATCACAGACTGCTGACAAGACACTCATAAATGCAGATGGGCAATCAGTTCCAGTCACAGAGATCGGGACTGACTTCAACAATTTTGCCCAACACATGATCAATAAGATTGGAGCCCTCAATGCTTCATATGATGGTCGTAATGCCAATGGTCGTGGTTCAGATCAGACTTATACTGGCCTCGTCAAAGGCAAAGGCTTGGTGGAAGGTGCTGGAAAACGGACTGTTTATCAGGCTGGTTCTCCTGGTGGAATTCGTTTTGCTCGAACGGTACATGCTGATGCGGTAATGGTCGTCGAAGCGTACAACGCTGCTGTTCGTGCATTCCCTGAGTCTTTCCCAGATGGGGAACTTAGTGTCCCAGAATTGCGTGGATTTGAGTCACAAACAGATTTGACTGTCACAGGTGATCCACAAACAACAGAGGTTGATGGTATCCCATTGACTGAGGAAGAGGCTGACGCTCTTCGTCAAGAGAATGAAGAGAACAGAATTCCAGAGACTACGCTGTCTCCAGATGTCGTTTCTGAAGTGAATGACCTTGCCTCGTTGATGAGTCTGTTGGACATCCCAATCGAAGAAGGAACGACAGTTGTTCCTGATACGAAGACTCTTCAGAGGGATATCAAAGTTCTGCTTGAGATCTTCCGTCGTAAGAAGAAAGATCCAGCTCATGCTCTTGAGCAACACATGGACCGTCTCAAGGCCATGCTTTCTTGGGTCAAGTCTGACATTGTCAAAGACAACATTGATCGTGAAGCTCGTGCGAAGAAGAATGCACAGAAGCTGGGTGATGTAAGCTATATCCTTCAAATGGCTGAAGAGATGCTCGAAGTCATTGAAGCCAATGATCCGGCTGCCAATGCTGCTGTTCTGGAGATACAGAAGCGTGGGATGAAAGTAGAACGCTTTGGTGCTGACACTGTGATCAAGCAGGATGGTCCATACAAAGGTTTGACTAATCAACAGGCATTGGAGTTGGGTCGTAAAAAAGCAAAAGAACCGACAACGGCGGTCGAGGGAGA